ATTTAAGTTTATCTATAGGTTCACGAGTAACACGTCCTGGTTGTTCATCAATTATTGGCAGATAATCTCTCTTCTTTCCGGGATAACCTATACCGCCGGCTGTACTTGAATTTATTCTACGAATAAACACATCATCAATAGCACCATTTATTGCCTCATCTAACTTTAAGGGATGTAATTCTTTAAGTCCTCTTTCCGTTAGTTTAGAAATTATACGATCTGTTAAAATTTGTATTACTTTTTCTAAAATAGGTATATTTAATGCTTTCTTCTGACGTGCTATTTTAAGAATACCTTTATTCCATGGTGATATATACCCACTCCCCTTGCCAAAAGCCATTAAAGGAGGAGGTCCAAATTGTTTGTCACTCACGAAATTTAGTGTTTCTTGGAAAATTCTCTCAATATCTCTAGCGCATAATGTCCTACGTACTTTAGATTTATTAACTGTTTCAATCTTACCTTCCATCTTTCCGTGATATTCTAAACCTGATAGGTTTTCAAATTTCACCATAGATTTTGGATAAGGATCAACCATACGTGGAAACATATATTCGCACTGACTGTGAATAGGCATGAGTTTGGTTCTCTCTAGTAATATTTCTATCCCCTTTTCAAGGATAGATTTGTTTAATTGTGTAGAAAAAGCATCTGACGATCCCGCAGAACCACCACAATGAATACCAACTATGCAACACCCACTATTTTTCTCAACAATGAGTGGAGCTCCACAATCACCAGGTTTATGTTCCTTAAAAGGGTATTTCCATAATCCTTGGATATCAATCGTAGATTCAACAACACTATCATCAGGTCTCAAAGCTAAATTAGTCAAAGTATGCTTATGAGGTTTATACTCGGCTAAGAATTCCCTTTCAGGGTCTTCAAAAACTCCGAGATAATTCCCAGCATGAGTTGCATCTGAATTTATGTGCATTAACTTATTTTGAAATCTTATTCCTGAAAGCATAATCAAAGCTATATCATTTCCCAAATCAATATAATTGGAATTGCATAAATTTGTATTGATAGAAATGTCATGAACATAATTTCTACCACCTTGAGTCCAAACCTTGATTTGAGCATTCGGTGATTTAATAGCATGACTATTGATGACAGCAAAATTATCTTTCAGTCCAAAAATATACGTCTTTATATCTTTATAACCGGGATTGCTAACACTAGCTTGTCGTAAGTTTTGAATCACTGATTTCAATAAAGATCCTGGTGATCCTTTATGTACGCAAGGCTCAGAAGCTAATACCATATTATTCCATTGGGCAATATTCTTAGTGAAAATTCGTTTCGTAGCGAGCTTAGCACCGATAGTATCACCAATAGAAGCTAATTGTTCAGGTAAGGCTTCGTGAGTAGCATATTTATACTTAGCTTCAGTTTGAATTTGTTCTTCTTTTTCTTTAGTCCAAGCTTTATATATGCCGAGAGCAGTAATAATTGCTACTCCTGCACCTGCACTATAGGCTATCCACCATGCAGATTTAATCACTTGGCCTCTTTCAAAATTGAACATACGTATTAATCTGACTTTATACATATTTTGCTGTTCTTTAGCCCAATATATCAATCCAGCATATAATATTTTACTCATAAGAGTAGAATATCGTAAAAGGGCAAATAAGTAGCAAAATATGAATATAGAAGCAAGTATAAAGTATCTATTATAAAAACACGATATTACGCAAGTTCCCGTTATCCACATATCAATG